ACACAACACCGTGAGGAATAAGTTAGCCGTTTGTAATGACCTATTTAATGAACACAGGGATATGGTCTTCGCCGCTATGTATGACATGTAAAGATACAGATAGAAGCAAACCTCGAGAATGGTTGTCGGGGTCGAAAATTGCCCAGACTGGTACAAAGATCTAGTCCTGGACGAATCACTAGCATTCGTCAGTAAGTTACCTAGAGCATAGAAAGATGAGACATGCTTCTCCTATGTTGTTAGAATAGTTTTCTCAAAATCTCCACATTGGGCCGTTGACTTAGTTGTTCATTGCCTAGTATCCTTAATCTGCGGAACTTCTAACGTGGATTCATATCTTACTCGTAAATTCAGAGGAGTATTAGAGTATTGTAGAGATAGCCCAGATGAAATCAGAATGATAGTCTATGGTTTCATGGTTCGTAGCTACTTCAGGATATTAGCTTTCAACGCTGCCGTAAAATTAATAGTTCACACTAGAGCTCAAACTATACTTACTTCTATCTTGAGGAAAATTAATCAGATACAAATAAGACCGAAGAGAGATGCAAAAGCCATTAGAATCACAGGGCATTCTTCAGGGACCAAGTCTTAATTTGTACATAAAGTCGAACCCGAGTGTTACGACCTCTTAACTACTAATCCAAGAGTTCTCACCTCTATGGAATTTTATGAGTTAGAAACTAGAGCTAACTTAGGTCCCCTCTCCGCACAACAGGTCATTGAAAAGTATTCCAAATATTGCACCTGTGTTTAAGCTAACAAACCAAAGAAAAGATTGTCCACCGCTTATGGCAATCTTCCTGAACAACTCTCATTTTGTTCATATGGAAAATGTCCTATGAACGCTATCTGTGCTATTATTATGAGACAGGGAGGATCAAATCTTCACCCAGAACCCTCAGTCATAAGAAAATTCCTTGATTTTGTTCAAGGTCCTTAGGTTAATTTAGTCGACAAATTTAAGGAAGCATTTTTGAAACTCGATTTATCTAAATATACATTTGAGAAATACATAGAGAAGATAGCTACTGTAGATAAAAAGAAGGCCCAATTTTACGCTGAAGGTAGGAAATCAGCTATATTGAAGGGCAGTATTGAGAGAACAATGGAGTGTTTCCCAAAGTCAGGGGAATGGTTTGTGAAGTAGACTAACGAAGATATACTAGGATTGTCCAATAGACCTAGAAATATCTGTAGTCCTTCCGGAGAACTTTTGGGCGTTTGTAACCATATTAATTTCATCGCCTTAGCATGCTTAAAGAAAGTGTTTCCTTCATACACTTCTTATTTGCCACACGATCAACTCTAGGAGCGTATCTACCTAGAGGCTAGAAAAATAGAGAGATTTGGAGAGATCACATGTATATCGAGCGACTTTTCCTCACATGATTCCAACTAGCATGCATCGTTAATTGATGGTGTAGACAACTATTTATGGAGAAATTTCTTACCTATAATTTATCCATATCTCGGTTTACCATCCACCTTATACGAGGAGACTTTATTGGCCATAACCAGTCTAGAGACCAAATTAGAGTTTTACCACAAGATAGGGAAACAAAGAAGAAAGATGTTCAAGTGTACTTTGAACGGGACCGTTACCTCCGGTCACCCCACACGAACCACATTCGGGAATACAATGAGAGTTAGTTTATACTGGTAGTATCTATTCGACCAACACTAGGTGAAGAACTACAGTATGTTCGTAGGCGGGGATGACTTCTTTGCTATAGTAAATTCTAGAGATTTACAAAAGATACGAAACGGCGTAGCTGAACTATTCAGCGCCGAAAAATCTGGGATTAAAGGTCTCGGATAATGCACCAGGAAGATCAATGAATTAGGAGTGAACATAGATTTTCTGTCCAAATTAGGCAATATAGCAAAGGGATTTTGTTACTTGCACAGATAAATGTAAAGAATTGGGGTTTAACAAATGTACTCGGATACCACATGTGAATTATTTGATAATATGGTTAGAGGTTTAAACTGTGCACTTTACATATCCGCTGGAGGATTGGAATATGCTGAAGAGATCATGAATAAATTGGGGAATTTACATCATGATATGGAAGCTAAGAAACTTACGGATTTATTGGAGTAAATTTAGCAGTAAATGACTCCATAATAGAGAAATAAGTTCCAATACTCTATGAATAACTATTACCTGCCATTATAGGGATTCGCAGGAAGAGAATATCTCCATCTAGAAAACACTGTAGCATTTGGAGACTTAGCGGGCTAAGATAAAGGTCAAGTGAAGCTAGCTATGAATGGTTACGCGGATGGTTCTTATGAATAGACAGCTCTATTCGTTTAAAGAGGTTAAAGAACCGACAGAGTATTTAAAGGATATACTACTGACATTTAGTACACGACTACTTTGATTGGATAGAGAAGCTCACCTCGTTAAAAGACGCCTAGTTATGAGTCTAGTGAAAACTCAGAAGGTTCTAATCCTTCCTTCTCTGATTGCTAACTTCTATCAGAGTCGTAGCCAACAAGTTCCTACAAACAAAAATTCCAAATAGCCTACCCTTGCAGGCAAACAAAGGGGGCAGTCTATGCTTAATAAGACTAAGCTCGTAAGATTGAGCACTATTAAAAGTAACAAGAACAAAACGATGGCTAAGAATACTGGTACCTCAGTTAAATTCAAAGTAGATACTGCGGAAAAGTCATCAAGATTGAAAAGTGGTTTATCAGGCCACGATGAGAGATATCTGAATAGTGTTATAAGGCCATTCGACTCGCAGCCAGAAAGAGGACCAGCGAGTTTCATGAGTGGTACAAGTTTAGTGTCACAAGTCTATGAAACAGACCTAAACTTTAAAGCGGGATATGGATATGGAGTGGCCGCGCTCTTCCCACATAACCTATTCGAATAATAGGGTTAAAATTACATTTGTTGGTTGAACTTTTTACCAACTCAAAATTCCCTGCCAACTTAATTCAACATCGCAAACGTTGCGACTGCAGGAGGGACTACTCAAAATTCTATTATGGCTGGAAACGGTACCAGCGATATGTCTAATACATCAGCTAAATGGTTATCTGCTAGACTGATCAGGCTCGGAATCAAATTAATACCAACTGGAAATGCTGTGACTAAGCAAGGAAAGATAGTAATTGGTTAGGTTCCAGGTAAAAATAACATTTAAGCTGCTTCTACTAATTTCAACATTCCGACACTACAGTAGCTAAGAAATTACCCCACTTCTTAGGAATATGCTGCTGCTACCATTACGGAACATGGAGCACAATATGTTTGGCTCCCACTTGACCCATTGGATTATACTTACATGCTAGGTAACTACTCCCAAGATAACGAAGGTTAGAATCTCGTTGGGAGGAATCCTGTCTTCATATACTTCTCCGGTCTCAATCCATCCGGAGAGAACTACTTACTACAAATCTCATACACTTATGAGTTTATACCTGTGCCTGCTTTCGAACCGTGGGTACCTTGCAGGAAAGCCTAATCTTCACTTCCTGGGGTATAATCCTTTCTGTCACAACTCGACGAAAGTAACCTTTCTGACATAGCAGGAGGTTTTTCACAGTT